CCTGCTCCTCAATGACACGGTACGCCTCAACGGTGGCGTTCTTACTGATCTCCTGGTGCCGTACTCTCACGGGGAACCTCTCTCGGTTGGTGGTCTGGATCTTGGACGATCTGCTGGAAGATCGCTTCCTTGCCCGCAGTAGAAGCATGGACCCTGTGCTCTTCTGAGTCAAGCGTCAGTACGTCGATAATCTGAACGTCCTTTGTCTGCCCGTGCCGGAGCAAGCGTCCCTCCGCCTGGTTGTTGCTCACAAAGCGGTAGCTGCGGTTGAGGAACAGCATCGTGTGAGCACGGGTGAGGGTGATCCCCTCGGACCCTGCCCCGAGGGTGCAGAGGATCACCGGCAGGTTGCCGGCTTGGAACTCTGTGATCCAACGGTGCCGTTCCTCAGGGCTGATAGCCCCGGTAATCATGCCGACCTGATCCGTGCGGAACCGGGGCGTGCGGCCCCCGGTAAGTTCCCGTTGGCACAGTTCGATCAACTTGCGGGACTCCGAGAACACAACAAGCGGCTCACCGCCCATCTCATCCAGCACGTCGCAGAGGGCGTCGTACTTGCAAGACGGGAGTTGAAAGGCGGAAACCGTCCCGTCCTCCTCTAGCACTGGCGTCGCCTGTGCAAGCTGCTGCAAACGGGTGTTCAAGACAAGCGGACCTACGGAGACAAGGAACCTGCCGTCCACGTTGGCAATGCTGTCCTTCTCAATCTGTTTGTAGACCGAACGCTGCTTGCCTTCCATCTCCACGAAACGGTACTGCACGGGCAGCGCCTTGACCGTCAGATCCAAGGGACGACGGATGTAGCACGGATCAAAGATCCTGCGGAACTCCGCCTCCGTTGCAGGGTTCAGGCCGAGATCCTCCTTCCCGCCGTGGAAGTTCTCATGGATCAGGACGTAGCGGTCGATGAACTTCGAGCGGGACGGGAAATCCTCAGGCCGGCAGAAGTTCAGCACCGACCACAGGTCTGCCGTGTGCCCCGTGACCGGCGTTGCGGTCAGCGCCCAGCGGTTCGTACATGCGGCAGCATGTGCGACAGCCTTCACGGCGAGGGTCTGCTTTGCCTTCGGGTTCTTGAGGGCGTGCGCCTCATCACAGATCACGGTCTTGAACGGGATAGCGTTCAACTCTTTGTCCTGCTTCTCCTCCTCTGTACGGGCGAAGGACCCGTACGGGGCGAGGCGGGAATGCAACCGGACCTGCGACCAGGAGCAGACCAACACAGACGCTACACCGGAGGCGGTCAAGGCGATAGCGGAGGTTCGGTCTGTTTTGGTGCGACCCATGACCGCAACCCTGACCCCGCACCACTTCTCAATCTCCTCCTTCCATGTGTATTTCATGCTGTTCGTACACACGATCAGGGCGGGGTAGGCGGTGCCGTAGCGGGCGGCGATGTTCAGGGCGGCAGCAGCCTCAACGGACTTGCCGTATCCCTTCTCATCCCCGATGAGAAACCCCTTCCGCATAGACGCAAGCAAGGACGCCGTGACCTGTGCGTCACGCAGCCCTTCCGTGCCTGACGGGCGGGCAATCCAATGCGCCGTGTCCTTGAGTTCCGCTACTGCTGCGTGCTCCGCAGCCTCCGCTTCTACCGCTGCAAGAGCGGCAGGCGTAGGCGTGAGGGAGTCCCCGAAGATACCCCGCAGGGCGTGAGCAACCGACAGGCGGGCAGGGCCACGCCACGTTTCCGAAGGCTTGTGAAAGCGCAGGCCGGGGACCTGCGCCGCCATGTCCCGGTAGCGGGGCGAACAAGACAGGGCGAACTGTCCGTCCTCTGTTACGTCAAGGGTGTGCATCAGATTGTAGACGGCGTGCAGGGGACAGGCACAAGCGGGAGCACATTGACCCAAGTAGCGCCATCGTACTCATGCACAGCGCCGACCTCTGTATCGGACCATACATACACGGGGTGGCAGTCCTCCCCGCCGAACCCATCGTTGTAGTTGTAGTCCAGCAGGGGTCGTGCCTCGTCCCAAGGGAGCGGGACGTGCAAGAATACTTCATCCACCCACCGAGGAGGCTTCGGGTCATCATCGTCCCATGTGAACCACGGGTTGTCTCCAATGACAACAGTGTGGGGGGTCAAATCAAACGCCTGTTCAATGTCCTGTGCAAACGTGGTCATGCTTCGGTCTCCTTCGTAAGTTGCTCTAGGATTGGAGCGTAGCGGATACCCGCAAGGTAGGTCAACAGGTGCCTGCTCGCATCGTTCGAGTGCCCTCCCTTGATGGTGCTGTACCACCGAAGGGTCCGCAGCTTGGCGTCCGTAGCGAAACCCTTGGCTTGGGCAGGACTTTGGCGAACGAACTCCGCACCATCACGCAAGGCAATGAGACGGCAAGCGCCAATCAAGTCGGTCGTGTGACTGAACGCACCCGCATCTAACTTGTGGGTGTTGCTGCGAATCGTGAAACTCTCGCACACGATCACGTCAGGCTGCCAACCGGGGATCTCACGCACAACCTCATCGAACCCGGTCATCTGCCAGGAATGGAAGTAGTCGTCGGCCCCGCTATAGAACGCAAGGCCCGTCGTGCCGCCTGGGTCAACTGCAAGGACTCTCATTCGTGTGCCTCTCCGCCCCAACGGGGCAACGGTCCCTTCACAGAGCAGGTAAGCGGGACACGGAACCCCGTAAGATCCTCCATCGCATCCTTGGTCTGCTCAACCAGCGTAGCACCTTCCTCCCCCTGCGGGAGAGACAGCACCACTTCATCGTGGACAGGTATCAGGAGATAATCCCCGAGACCCGCACAGTCCATCGCAATCATCGCATCCTTCACCACGTCAGCACCGGACCCCTGACAGATGAAGTTGACAAGGCTGTAAATCTTGTCCGGCTCACACACGGCACGGCGACCGCCTGACGTGGTGATCCACGCTTCACCGTCCACCGCAAGGCGCACCTTCGCAGCGTGGTCAACCTCACCCTTGAACACCGCAGCACCGGGGAACCGGCGATCGAACGCCTGCAAGAACTCCACGGCCTCCGCCTCCGACACGCCGGCAGTCTCCGCAATCTTGGCAGGACCCGCACCGTACACGTTCCCGAAGTTCACGCCCTTGGAGATGGTGCGCTGCTCCTTCGTAACCTCGGACTCCGGTACCCCGTACACAAGCGCCGCCGTACTGCGGTGGAAGTCTTCCGTCTTAGCTGCGGAGATTAGGTTCTTGTCTCCGGTGTAGGAGGCAAAGATCTTCATCTCCATGTTGTCGTAGTCAATGCTGTAGATCCGCTCATCATCCGCATTCGGGAGGAAGCAACGGCGCACGCTGTTGTCCCCCGACGGGAGCGTCTGCAACGCAGGGTTGCGGATTGACATGCGGCCCGTCTTCGCAGCAAGCGTGTTGATCTCAGGGTGGATGCGGTCGTTCGCATCCCTGTCCCGCAGGAATGTGTCAAGGTAGGTGGACTTCCACTTGGTGACACGGCGGTACCGGATCAACGGCGCTGCAACCGGAGCGTACCGGGTGCCCTCAAGCCCGGCGAGAACCGTCTTGTCCAGCCGGGGCAGCCCTGTCTCTGTGAACTCCTGCGGCTCCCACCCTGCCGCCTTGAGGGTCAGCGTGACCTGATGATCCGAACCGGGGTTCTCAATGCCGAACGCTTGCAACTCCGTGCGGAGAGCGTCCGCTTCCTCCTGCCACTGACGGGCGAGGTGTTCCGTGTACGCAACGTCAAGCCGCATACCCCGCCGCTCTGCCCGGTAGCATACGGCAAGGGCTGCCATCTCCCGCTCGTAGGCTTGCGACGGGACAAGCGGGCGGAGAGCGTCGAACGCTAGAGCGGTCAGGCAAGTATCCAGAACGCCGTACCCCCAGTATTCCGGCAGCGTGTCCGGTACCGTGGCCCACGTCCAACCGTTTTCACGAAACCGCTGTGCTAGGAGTTCTGCCCCGACCGCCGCCGCCCTCCCGTACAAGCGGGTCCCCATCTCCTTCAACCCCGCAGGAAGATGCGGGTCCTTGAGTCGGGACAGGATCAGCGTATCCTCAACCTGTGAGGCAGCGGGGATCGGCAGGCCGTCGTTCTCCAACTTGTGCAGGTCGTAAGAACTATTATGCAGGATGACGGGTTGTCCGCCGTCCCGCACGGCGGCAAGTCCCGCCTCTGCCACACCCCGCCAGTTGCGGATAGGCACCGCCCACCCGCCCTGCCCGTCCCCGAACTGCACAAGGCGGGTCGTGTCGAACCACGACAAGCCCGTTGTCTCCGTGTCCACGGCGAGACAGGGACGGCGCTCACCGAGCCACCGCAGGAACTCCGAGGCGGAGTCCACAGAGTCAACCAAGTTCAGGGAGAGGCTAGGAAGGGTCACGAACGTTGCTCCGCACCGGTCAAAACCAGCATGAACCCAGCGAACCCCGTGATAAACAGGGTGACAGAGGTTGCGGTCCACACTTCCTGCGACATTCCTGCAATCGCCCACCACCATGCCCACACAATGCAGCAAATAGCGGTGAGGACAAGAAGGATGATCCCTGTCCTAATCATCGTGAACCGTAGCAGTGTTCGATCCAAGCGTCAATCTCGTCGGACGTGGGTTCGTCGTCCTCGTAATCCTCCCGGTAATCAGGGCAGACACGGGCGCTGAGGCTGTGAAACTCCTGACAATCGGGGCACGGCATGGAGCGGAGCGGTCTAGTTTCCACTGTTCAGAACCTTCTTTCGCAGGTCCGCAAGGGACCCGTCATTGGTAATGATCCGGTCGTACAAGGGGCCGGACTCCGGCAGTTCAGACTCGGAGATGTGGCCGTTTGCCGGCCCGTTACCGGGGCGAGTGACCCGCCACAACTCCCCGCCCTGCCCCTTGATCCACGAGGTCTCATTGAAGAACCGGCAGTCCGTCACCACAACACGGGGCGGGTAGCCTGCGGAGGCAAGACGGTTGGCTAGAGCGGTCACCCACACATCCTTGCCGATCTGATCCCGACATGCAACCCCGAGGTTCTGCAAGAACTCACGGGCGGCAGGGACCTGCTCCTTCACGGCGTCCCAATCCCCGTAGCGGAGGAAGAAGCGGGAGAGCGGGAGTGTAGCGCCGGGGATAAGCCCCGTGTACGGCTCTTGCAAGCGGGGGTTGATCTCCGCCGCAACGTTCTTGAGAGCTTGAGCAAAGGACTCCTGCCGGAAACCCTGCTCATCCGCAAGGATCTGCCCTACAGAGTCCTTACCGCTGCGAGCGTACCCGCACAGCCCGATCAGGCGGGTAGCGGGGGCGAAGATTGACGGGTTCTCGTCAAGGTTTGCACGGATTTGCCCCGCAGCGTCTCGCATCTGCTGTCGGGCGGCGTCAAGGTGCCGCTGCTGTTCTGCAACGTGTTCTTCGTGCGTGGCAGTATCAGACACGGATCTTCTCCTCGGAATAGGCGGACCACGCAGCAGCAAGGTCGGACAATACGTCCCCCCCCTCTGCCCTGAGTCCGTGAACGGCGTACAAGTACCCTGCCGTAAAGGCTTCCCGGTCGCTGCGCTTCTTCTGTTCTTTGCGGTTCATCGGCGTACTTTCTGTTCGTGGAACTTGGCTTGCGCCTCGGTCTCGGAATGGAAGGCTGACGCTACAGAGAACGTGCAACCCTCGGCGGTACAGGAGGCGGAGTACCCGCCTCCTCGCTCCTGTTTCACGGGAGCGGTGTGTTGTGCTTTGCTTGCCATGCTTCCTCCGGTGTTTGCTTACGGATACGGGCTGTCATTCGTTCGGTCTCGTTCATGCCGCCCCAAATCCCGTGCTCATCCGTCCATCCTTCCCGAAGGCAAGACAGGGAGAGGGGACAGGTAAAGCAGAAGGCGGGGGCCGGCTGTTCAAGCAGGGGGTTGCCGTGCTCATCCTCAGGGTACAGCAGATGCACGACCCCGAGGCACGGGGCTATCACTCCCCGCCCCTAGCGAGCAGACGATCCACGGCGGCGAGGATGTCAACGATGTACGTCTTGCCGTTTGCCCGCATTGCCCGCAGTTCTGCTAGCACGTCCCCCTCAGGGGTAGGGCGGCGGTGAGCGTCGATCCAGTCGCACGATTCTTCGAGGCGGTCGGCCTTCGTGTATTCGACGGCACCGAACTTGCGGCGAATCCACTCGGCGTCTGCACGCAGCATCGCCGTGTCCGGTCGTTCGCTGTCCTGTACCGGGGAAGGGGTGACGTAGCCGCAGCCGGTAGCAGCAGCGTCTCGCCCGTCGTTCCAGTCCTCGGGTCCACACGGCTCGGTGTCGGCGTGGGCGCACACCCATTCGCCGCTGTTGGTGCTCGGGTCATCGGTCACTGGGCACCCCCGCAGCGGGCCAGGTAGGTGACGACCATTCGCAGTGCAGCGTCGGTCACGCCCTCGTCGGCAGCGTTGGATCTGGTGCTGACCGCTTCGACCAGCGCCTCCCATTCCGCTCGGGGCACGGGCACGCTGTCCACGGTCGGTGCCTGCGGGGTAGAACCGACCGGCTCGATCGTGTACTCCCACCACTCGTAGTATCCCGACCCGCCGTGGGTGACTCGCTCCCACTCCTCGTCGCTGACCTCGCCTTGGACGGCTACGACCTGGCGCTGCGATCGGTGGGTGAGGCGGGCAACGAAGATGTTGTCCACTTCCTCCATCCAGCCTTCGTCGCACCAGTCCTGAATGCAGGCATCGGCGTAGGCGACCGCCTCGGCTTCGGTGTCGAACTCGGTCGTGCAACCGTCACCGCCGTCAACGATCCACCGCTCGCCTCCTGGGTGTACGGGGGCAGTCACCGGGCCACCTGCACGATCCACAGCAGCACCAAGACGAGCACCACTACGGACAGGGCGAACTCGGGCTTTCGAGAGGGCCGACAGATGTTGCAATCGCAGCCGGTCCGGTTCTGTTGGCCGCTCACAGCGCACCGTCCGTCGCAAGCACTTCGACGGTGGCGGCGTGGAACTGGCCGTTGCGTCCGTCCACCGAGTACCAGGGACCGCCCATCGGCGTGTCTCCCGTTTGGAGGATGACCCCGCCGCTGGCGAGCGTGCGCCCCTTGGCGAGCCGTGTGTCGATCACGTCCGTCTTGGGTTGTGCAGGGAACTCCACCAACAGGACTTGGGTGGGGTAGCGGTAGTCGTACTCCTGGTGGGCGGGGCCACCGTTCGTGTTTCGCAGCACCGCTCCGGCTTCCCGCAGTTTGGCGGCGTCACGCCGGTAGCACGCCAACTCGCCGTCAGGCAGCCTGAACGTGGGGGCGGGCAGCGCCCGGAGCGGGTTGGCGGCAGTGGGGCGAACCTCGTAGATGCGATCGTGGAACGCTGCCGTGTGGTTGAGGCACAGCCAACGACCGTCGTAGTTCCGTTCCCACAGATCGCCGGGTAGGGTTCGCACCACGTCACCGGGGGCGTAGAACTTGCCGTCCGAACCGGCGATGACACCGGGTGGCAGGTCGTAGCGGGGCGGGTTGTTCATCTGCGAGATGAACGAGTCCCGCTCTGCGGTGGACGGAAAGGCATTTGTATAGACGGGGCGGGCGCACCCCTTGATGATTGCGGCGTGTGTGCCGCTAATCCCTGCTGTAAAGTCGGTCATCGGTCTTGCTCCTTGGTCGGGGTTAGCAGGATAGCTCCCCCGCTTTGCGGGGTCGCCGTGTACGTTGCGCCGGGAATGATGCCGGCGCTGCGGAGGGCAGCACGCCCGTCCTTGTGAACCGTAATCGTCAACGGTCGTGGTGTCAACGGCTTGTAGTGGTCCGGCGCTTCCCGGTACTTCCGTTGCTTGATCTTCTTGTAAAGGGTGCGGTTCATGCGAAACCCCCGTCATCCCGTGTCGGGTCCGGTTCTTCCTCGTCCCAAAGGCTGAGGAAGTCTGCGGGGTCCCGCTCGTATGCGGTGTCCTCGGGATCGTACAGAGGATCGTCGGGGTCTGGATGCGTGAACGTGGGCGGGGTCACCAGCGCTCCGAACGTGCATCACGCTGTCCCGCTGCAAAGCCGTCGGACCATCCGGCAGCGTATTCGTCCCCAAGATCCTCTAGCGTGATCTCGTCTGCCGCTGGAATCTGCACCGCCTCGGCAATGTGCCGGAACAGGTCGGGGGTCGTGAGCGGGGGCGGGCCGGTTACGTCCGGCTCCGGGAACCGGAGCGTCGTGCGCCCTTCCCGGTACGCTTGATAAAGGTCGTCCGCTAGGTCTGACATCGGGTCTCCTCGGAAAGATCGGTGTGGTGTGTGTGTTTCTACACGGGTTCGGGCGGGTTGTCAACCCTCCTGTTTGTCCGCTGCGGGCGGCTGCTCCTGTTCCGGCAGCGGGTGGGAGACCTTCGGGGGAAGGTAGCGGTGGGCGCTTAGGTCCGGTAGTTGGGCGGGCGGGTCGGTCTGCGGGGCGTGGATCTCGGAGACGTAAGAGGAGAGGTACAGGCCGGCAGGGCTGTCCTCGGGAGGCTGCGGGTAGGGAAGGGGCACGGCAAGATAGCGGTCTCGTGGGCGGGTGACGCTCGGGTGTGCGGGCGGTAGCCCGGACGGCAGGCGTCGGGGTGCGTGCGGGTAGAGATAGAGGAACGCGGTGGCGTCGTTCGGCAGTGGGTCCCGTTGCACCCTGCGGAGGTCGGAGGGTGGCTCCTCGTAGTACCGCTCTGGCAGGGGCGGGGTATCGGCGGGGTCGTCGGTCGGGATTCGGGCGTAGACCTTCCCCCGCCGCAGGGCAAACTCTGCCTCGGGGAACCTCTGCCGTAGCGGGTGGACCGTCGTGGCTCGGTTGGGAAGGATGATCCACCTGCCTGTCGGCTGGTCCGCCTCGGCTTGGATGGTCTCCGTGTTCGTGGTCGGGGGGCGGTAGCGGTCGGATTCGGTCGGGACCCGTTCCGGTTGGAGCGTGGAGAGGAGCACGGGGTCGGGGCGGTACCAGGCGGGGACCTCTGCGGTGGGGAACGGCAGAAACCGGGTCGGGTGGGCGTACAGCGTGTCTGTTTGGTCGCTGTAGATCGCTTGGAGGCTCGCAGCTTTGGCGTACGGGCTGTCTAGGGCGTTGCGCCGTGCGTTGGCCGGGTTGCGGGGTGAGCGTTCGAGAACGTAGGACATGCCGGCTAGCGGCACCGGGGCGTGTGCAATTGTGGACAGGCGGACGCTACGCTCTTTGTTCCTGTTGCGGGTCTGCATGTGCTAGAGGGTATCAGAAAGCAAGAGACCCCGCCGTGTTGGCGGGGTCTCTCTCGTCCCTCGTCAGGGTCGGGTTTCCTCGGTCGTGCCCTGAGGCGCAGTCGGCAGGAGGAGAGTCAGGGAGCCTCACGACTCGATACTCTCACCTGTCCGCACAGTATGTCGGCGGCATCTGCATTTCTACAGGGTGCGGGGTAGGGCTGTCAACCCCTTTGTTGGGTTTGTTCAGAAAACGGGAAAGACCGCCCGTTAGGGCGGTCCTGCCGTGTCCCTTCTTTCTGTTGTGCGGGGGGTTAGGGGTTCATCCACCCGCAAGCGGTACAGGTGCCACGGCGGAGGGTTCCGGTTCGGCGCTTGCCGGTAACGCTTGCTATCGTGGCACACGGGTCGCTGTCTGCGTGCTGCGGGCAAAGCATCGTGGTTACACTCCCATCGTTGTGGTGGGCGCAAGCACAACCCCTGGCGGTCTCGGTTTGCATGGTTCGGGGTTCCTTCCGGTTTGCGGGGTTGGGGGTTGGGGGTTAGCGGTTGAGGGCGTCCAACACGTCCGCAATCGTGCTGTTGCGTTCGATCAGTGCGTCGAAGGCTTCCGCCTTCGTCATGCCGAGGAAGTCCCCGCCGATCGGGGGGCGGCGATGGCCGGACCAACCGGGGGTCTCACGGTCTCGGAGGATCGTGTAGACACGGAAGGCGATTCCGTTGGACTTAGATCCGGTGGACATCTGGATCTCGTAGGCCGGATCGACAAGCCCGTTTTCGGTGCAGAGGGCAACGTAGCGCCGGAAGGCGGCTTCTACGTCGGCGGTCGTGGTGCGTTGCATGGTCTCGGTCCTTAGGGGGTAGGGGTCGGCGTTCTTGTGTGTTGCACGGTAAAGGGTCGGGGGCTGGCTGTCAAGGGGGAATGTTGTGGGGGCGGAAACAGGGGCCGGAAGAGGGGGAACGTGTGTTCTGCCGGACTATACATATAAGCCAACGCTGCGTTGGAAGGGGTGTGGTGGGGCCGCTACGCTCGGTAGTCGAGCGAACAAGTGTTCGTGACGGGGGTCACTCTCCTATACGTTCCGTAATACACTACCCGTTTGGTAGGGAATAGGAGAAAAGTAGACGGAAGCGTATAGGAGAAATAGGGTCTGACCTGGGGATCTAAGAGAAAAGAGTAGTAGTAAGTAGTAGTTTGTTGTTGTTGTAAGGGTCGTCTAGTTTTCGGGGATTTGGGGGTCCTGGGAAAACTGCCCTCTCAAAATCTAGCAAAAAACGTGTAAATCGTTTATGAGAATCATTCCCAAAATGGATGGCCGGGGGTTTAGGGTTAGATCGTGGTTTGCTCTGAGGCCGCACAGAATGCGTGCTAACGGCCTCCTGGGATGGGTCGGGTATTGGGGTCCGTTTGGCTTTCGGGGCGCTTAGAAGGGCGTAGGATGTTTACCGCCGGTAACTTGCACGGGGAATGAAAGAACCCCGCCTCTCGGCGGGGTCCTTGCGGGGTTTTGGGTTTGTGGGGGTTCGGGGTTAGCTGCACCTTTCGGCGGTTTGGATGGTGGGGTAGATCGGGGTGTCTTCTTGGAGGGAGAACCCGTAGCGGCGTCCTGAAGGCCCGTACCAAACCCCGTAAGGGGAAAGGGGAGGGTTAGCGCCTAGGTAGTTCGAGTCCCGGAGGAAGGACGCTGGCGGGTTCAGGGTGTTCGCCTTGCAGTACTGTCGCTCCCCGTAGGAGACCCGCAGAGGAGCAAGGATCATGAGAAGGGCGACGAACGCGGCTCCTGCAATGCACCGGAGGGTTTGCCGGCGCTGTGCTTGGGCGTGGGTCACGTCATCACCTTTGCGATACACTCCTCGGCCCATGTGGTCGTGGGGCGCTCCTGGCGTCCCTTGTGGCGGCACTCGTGGAGGTGCAGCGGGTAGGTGAACGTAAGCCCGCACTCCTCGCATGTGGTCTCGTCTGTCATGGTCTGGCCTTTCGGGGTGGGGTGGTTGGTGGTCACTTGATGCGGTCCAGCTTGCGGGCAAGCTCGGCCTCGTTGTTGCAGTACCAACGCATACCAGGAAGGTCGATGACGTAGGTACCGTTAGGAAGGGAGGTGATGCGGTAGGTCATGTGTCCAGTGTCTACCTCCTGCGGCCCAGAGTCAAGGGGCAGCCCCTCCCTCTGCTGTGGCGTTCGTCACTCTGTAGCGTGAGTGTGTGTCTCATGTGTGAGATGACATGAAACGTCACGTCGAGCGCAGGGGGAGGGGTACCGGTACACCCCGTTGCGGGTACCCCTCCCCCCACTAACTGTCCTCCCCCCATCACAGATTTCCCAGCCCTCCTATACATCTATGCTATACTCCTTCTATGCCCGATCAACAGCCAATTACCGACCAAGCCACCTTCGGAGCGAACCTGCGCCGTCTACGGCTCTCACAGAACCTCACCCAAGAGTTCCTGTCTCACAGGGCGGGAGTTCACTGGACCCTGCCGGGACAGGTCGAGCGGGGTGAGCGGAACCCTACCCTCAAGACGATCCTGTTGCTTGCAACAGGACTCAACCTCCCACCTGCTACACTCTTTACGACCCCGACCGAGGAGCAAGACCAGTGACAACCATCCACCCCCTAGAAGACCGAGTACTAGTAGTCCCAGATCCCGCAGACGACGTGACCAAGGGAGGAATCATCCTCCCCGACGCCGCTCAGGACAAGCCGCAGAAGGGAACCGTGGTAGCCGTAGGGGAGGGAACCACTACGATCTACGGCGTTGAGATCCTTCCAACGGTTGACGTAGGGGACAAGATCCTCTACTCCAAGTATGGCGGGACTGAGTTCACGGAGGGCGGAGAGACGTACCTGATCTTGAACTGCCGTGACGTGTTGGCGGTGGTCCGGTGAACGACCCCCTTTACGAAGCCTGCGATGCGTTCCTTTCCAACCGGCACACGGTGCTGTGGTCCGACTTCGATCTGACCCGCCCCGACCGCAAGGAGAAGGCCGTCTTGTGGCTCCGAGACCAAATCCAAGGCGTTGCCGAGCACTACGACGCTACGCAGACTCCGTTCTTTGCCGGGGGAAGACTTACCGGCCCGTACAGCACGGAGCAGGGGGGCGGCGGACAGCGACCGGATGGCAAGCGCCCGAGCGCCCTAGTTACGCACGGACAGCAGCCGGAACGGTGGTAAACGGAGAGGAGCGTTGGCGGTACAGGTTCCGCCAACAGCAGATGCATGGCTTTGATGCCGTGGCGCTTGTTGCCACCCGGTACCGGGGAACAAAGGAGTCCGAGGTTCTGACGGAGGAGGGGTGGGAGCCGTTCGAGGAGAACGCCATCCTCCCGTTCTACAAGATTCCGAATGTTCAGGGACGGGATCTGTGGGAGGAGAAGCACGTCTTGTCCGTGCTTGACTCCTTCGAGACGCACATCCGGTCTCTGCTGCCGGGCTAACGCTGTACGGCTTTCCAAGCAATAGGCCCTGAAACGGTCTTAATGCTTGCAAGTCCGCACAGTGCGGACAAGCCCGCCTTACGGCGGGAAGTCTGCGAACGCAGACACAACACGGTAAGACGCCGTACGGCGACAGGGGGGGCGGGGCGCAAGCCCCGCCTTCTGCTTTCCCGTGCTAGACTAACGGCATGATTCTTGCCACGTCCTTCACGCTGTCCGGCACGCCGACGCTCATTGCCAACGGCACGGGCGGTCCGCATGAACTGTACCTCCGCTGTACCGCAGGGACCGACGTGGTGATCGGCGGGTCCGCTGCCGACTGCCTGTATCCGGTGAAGACCACGGACACCGAAGGCACCGAGGTCTGTATTGAGACCAACGGCGAGGAGATTTGGGCGGACGGCACCGGAACCCTGATTGCCCTTGAGTTCGGCCTGAGCGCCACGCCGGACGTGTAGTAGACTGCTTCCCGTAGCGGCAACCGCCGTGAGAACCTACAGAAAGCAGTAGTACCGTGGCCCGTCTTACCCCTACCGTCAACTCCACCGTCTCCTCTAGCGTCAAGGGTGACCGCCGTGAGAAGGTCGTCAAGCTGACGATCGCCGGCACCTACGGCAGCGCCACTGCTGCGGACGGCGGTGCGCTCGTCACCCCCGCTCTTGTAGGTCTCACCTCCATCGACTACCTTGTGATCCATCCGTCCTTCACGGCGGACACGATCGAAGAGCAGGCCGTCAGCATCGGCCCGTCAACCAGCACCACCGCAGGTTGGGTCATTGCCCTCACGAACAAGGACGATGATCTTGAGACTGCGGACGCCACCGCCGTTACGGGCGTAGCCTTCTACGCCACCGTGGTAGGCTTCTAGGACAGGGGCGTACACCGGCCAAGAGCCTACGGGCGTAGAAGGACCGGGATAGTCCCGACAGAACCCCCTGCCTTGCGGCAGGGGGTTCTTACGTTACCGTCCCGACGCCCCGCACGTTACCGTTCCGCCTATGACGGGTGCAGGGAAGTGCAGGACGTGCGAAAAACCACACGGTGTCAAGTGTTTTCCTCAGATTCAACGTCTAACACCGGCTCCAACGCCCCTGTTGCAAGCTCAAGTTTGCGCTGTTCGAGCGTAGCGGCGAGTTCCATGATCCGTTCAGCGGCGGGACCCATCTCCATCTCCACTTCAAGGCGGTCAGCGGACGGCTTCCACCTATCCCGCAGGTGAGCGGCCTCCTTTACTACCAGTTTCACCGCCCAAGGCTGTCCTTCTTCTAGCGCCTCATACAGTTTGTCCTCTGCAAGCTGCCATTTCTTGACTTCAGCAGTCTCAACGGCGTTGCGGAACCCCAAATCCGAGTCCAGTGCGGCGGAAACGGTGCTCCAAGAGACATCTACCTTCTCTGCGGCCCGTGAACGGCTGTTTCCGGCCCCGATGTGGTAGACGAACTGCGCCCGCATAGCCGGTGTGAAGCCGGGAGCGACGACAAGGCGCACATCCGGCGCTACGCCGGCAGCAACGAGTGCTTCTGCGGACTTCTTCCGGTCTTCTCCGGTTGCAACGGTCATACGACGAGTCTAACAGGCGGGGCGGCGGGGTCCCGCCTGCTAGAATGACGGGGTGCCGACGACAAACATCGAAATCCTACCTGCTGATGTCAACCTGTACGGAGTGCAGGGGGATTTTTGGGAGTTCACCGTCCGTGTGCCGTCCGATGTGGACGGCGAATACGTTGACTTTGCGGGCTACACGTTCCTTTCGCAGATCCGTGCGAACGCCCTGTCCGACACCATCCTTGCGACGCTGACCGTCACGGCTACGGGCGCTACGCCGTCCACCTACGGGATCATCGTCTCCCTGTCGGCCACGATCACGGCCACGCTGCCGCAGCAGGCGGTGTGGGACCTGAAGGTCATCAACGGGGACGGCGAACCCCGCACCTACTTCTCAGGGAACGTTGAGGTCACCTACGACGTGAGCCGCACCCCGTGAGCGATCTGCCGATTGTTGCCGAGGTCACCCCGCTCCCTGATGTGGTGGTTGATGTCACCCCGCTTCCTGCTATTGAGGCGGAGGTTGGTGCGCTGTACGGTCCAAGGACCCCGACCACGCCGGAAGACGCCACGGTCTACGAGTACGCCCCTACTGCGTGGGCTATCGACGTAACCAACATTACGGAGGGCCGCACCTACATTGCGTCAGACGGCATTGCTGCCGACGGCACGACGTTCATGGCGGTCATTGCCACGCCGGGGACTGCGGCGGGTTCGTTCCGTGTTGTGGTCCGTCCGCAAACCGAGACGATCGCCCTTACGGGCGGGTTTCTCATCATCACGTCCGCAGGCAACGTTGCTTATGAACTTGTCGGGGACCCCCTTCCGACCACGCTCACGGACGGTGCCGTGTTCGAGTGCTACAACGGCGGGGACGGTTGGACGGTCACGTCGTCGCCTCTTGACTTCGCTTCCACGGGTGTTGGCACGGAACTGGCGGATAATCTGGACTACACGCAGTTCTCGTTCTCTACCGGCGTGTCCAACCTGCGGTCGCACATGTACGTCGGGGTGGCGCATGACGGTGCGGGCGTCACGGACTACATCGACCAAACCCGTGTAGGCGATGACGCCGGCTACTACATGGCAGCGGACAATGCGGAGCCGGTGCTTCCTGCAGGCACGTTCCCGACAGGCGGGCCGGCGATGATTGCCCTCCGCAATCAGGCGTCTGCTGACGGCGAAGGGGTGACGGGCTTCTACCACGCCCGTCGTATGCCCGCCAGCCTCACGTTCACGATCTCCACGCCACTCGGGAACATCACGGTCACCCCCGCCAACTACGCATCCCCGCAGCCCGTTGAGGGGGACGTTTGCTTGGTCAACGGCCTCACCGTGGATGGGCAGTGGCAGGACTCGAACATCCAAGAAGGTGAGGATGTTGCGGTTGGCGACACGCTGACGTGGCGCACCACCGGCACCGGGATGTTTACGGACTTCGTTGACATCTCTCCGGGCGGTGCGGTCACGGCGGCGGACGTTTCCTACGACGGCACGACCTCAGGTTCCCCAGCCACGAACGTCCAAGACGCGGTGGACTCGGCGTTCCAAGGGGTCGCACTCCTGGGGACGCCGCCCGTCGATGCGCTGACCCCCACTACCGGCTCTGTTGACCTCGATCTTGATGCCGTGAACGGCTTTCTCCTGACCCACGCCTTGTCGGGCAACGTCACCTACACGTCCAGCAACCGGGCGGCAGGCAAGTCGGCCACGGTCAAGGTGTTGTGCGATGCCACGCCCCGCACGTTCACGTTCCCGTCGTGGGAGTTCATGGGCACCGCCCCCACCGGGATCGCTGCGAGCACCACGGGCACGCTGACGGTCACTTGGTACGGCACCGCCGACACCGACGCTGTGGCGGTGTGGGAAGTCGAAGGAAGCGGCGGGTCCGGTGATGTCGCCGGCCCCGCTAGCGCAACGGCGGACAGCCTCGCCCGCTTCGACGGGACGACCGGCAAGCTGCTCAAGGACGGGGCCGTCATCGGGACAGATGTGCAGGCGTACGACGCTGACCTTGCCACGATTGCCGGACTCACGGCCACGTCCGACAACTTCATCCAGTCAAAGTCCTCCGCTTGGGCGTCACGCACCCCAGCACAGGTTGCTGCTGATCTGATCCCGCAGCTCTACGGGTCATTCACGCTGCCCGTTCTTGGTGGCGCATCCGCCTCCGCAGGCACATGGACGGCGCAAACCACGGGCAACATGACGTGCCTCGGTTCTGCCGGTGCGATCAACGACTACCGGGAATGGGCGTACGTCCCGGCAGGCGGCACCTACACGATCACCCTGATGCACATGGCCGGTGCCGCACTCGGTCAGTACCAACTGTCGATCAACGGGTCCACCACGTCCTTGTCACTGATCGAAGGGTATGCGGCATCGAACACGGCCACACAGTCCACAATCGCCACCGGCTATGTCCTCGCCGCAGGCTTGCACACGATCCGTATTTCGGTGCCGTCGAAGAACGCAGCCTCGTCCAACTATGTGATGCGTATGGCCTCTATTGACTTCGTGCGGACCGCCTAGTGCTGAATGCGGAGACCCTTGCGGTAGCGACGCCTGCCGAACTCAAGCTGCTTGAGAAGTCCCTTGTGCGGGAGCAGGCCCTTCTCTCGCCGCTTGACTTTGCCGTGTACGTCTCTGACGGGCGGGTGCGGCGGTTCAAGCATACGGAGTTGCTGTCCCGCTATGCAAAGGCGCTCGTTGAGCACGCCCTGTATGACACGGGAATCGGGACCCCTGCCGTGTGGACGCCTGACCCTGAGGACCCTGAGGACGGGCAGTGGCGGCACCCTGAGACGGGGGAAGAAGCACACAACATCGTCGTGATTAGCGCCCCGCCGCAGCACGGTAAGTCCCTTGCCCTGACGGAGACGGTGCCTGCTTGGTACCTTGAGCAGTTCCCTGACCGGCGTGTGATTGCTACGGGGTACGAGGCGGACTTCGCCAAGAACTTCGGGCGTGCCAACCGTGACAAGATTGAGGCGTGTCCCGAGTTCGGGATCTCCGTGTCCAAGGAGAGCCGTGCGGCGGACAACTGGAACATCGACGGCCACGACGGCGGCATGATGACCGCAGGCGCAGGCGGTCCGATTACGGGCCGTCGTGGCGATCTCATCATCATTGACGACCCCGTGAAGAACTCTGAGGACGCCCTCAGTGAAGCGGCACGCCGCAAGAACAAGCAGTGGTGGCAGTCCACCATCAAGTCTCGTGTGCGGACGGACACGTTGGTCATCATCATCCAAACCCGTTGGCATGAAGATGATCTTGCGGGGCACGTTGAGGTGACGGAACGCTGCTTCAAGCTTAACCTGCCGGCGCTTGCCTTTGAGACAGAGGGACCGGACGGCGTTTCCGTTGACCCTGACTCGGGGGTCCCTGACCCGCTCGGGCGCAAGCCGGGGCAGGCGCTGTGTTCTGCCCTGCAAACCCGGTCAATGTTGCTGAGCAAGCAGGAGACGGGCGACGGCGGGGATGAGCCGGGCGGCATGTTGTGGTTCTCGGCGCTGTACCAAGGCAAGCCGAACATCGAAGGCGGCGGGCAACTCCGCAAGCCGTTCGGCTACTTCACGTCCGAGACCAACTTCTCCGGCAAGCCGTTCTTCCGTACCGTTCACGCAGACGGGACCAAGCGGGAATCCTACCGTGAGGCGTGCATCTACTTCATCACCGCTGACCTTGCGGTTTCCTCCAAGACGACCGCCGACTATACGGTGTTCACCCTGTTTGCGTGGACCCCGCACAATGAACTGCTCGTGGTTGACGTGTTCCGTGAGCGGGTGGAAAGCACTGAGCATGTAGCAAAGGCCGCAGAGTTCTGGAAGAAGTCCCGTACTGCCACGTCAGGGGCCGGAATCCGGTTCTTCGGAGTGGAGAACAAGACCTACGGGCTGTCACTCATCCAAGCTCTCAAGAAGGACAACAAGATCCCCGTCAAGAAGCTAGAGGCGGACGCTGACAAGATTGCCCGTGCCAACCCGGTCGGCATGATGATCAAGCAGGACGAGTTCTTCCTCCCCGCAGGGCACAATCTCCTCCCCGACATTGAGAAGGAGATGATGGGCTTCCCGAACGGCACGCACGATGACATCGTGGACACCTTCGGCTACGGTGCCCGAGAGAGCCGTCTGCTTCCCCGCAGGAAGTCCGAGGATGCCCTCTCCGAGCCGGAGAAGGCCCGCCGCTCCAAGCGCAAGAAGACTAGGTATCATCCAATAGTAGGACGCCTCTAGAAGCAGCGGTACTTTCCGCCAGCCCACGGGGACCATCCGGCGACACTGTAGAGGTAGGCGGCGTACTTGCCATTGAGCATGGGGTCCAAAGCACGGGACTCAAAGGGAGCACCGTACATCCGCTCGAACTGCGCCTTGTGCGCCTTGCGGTTGATCTGGAAAAGCCCGTAGTCCTTGGTGGCGGAGATAGCCCGAGCGTTCCCGCCCGATTCCCGCTTTGCGATGCAGGTAGCGACCGACCGCTGTGCGGGCTTGAACTGAGCAACGCCGATTTGCAGGGCAGTGCAGGACGGCAGCACAAGGACCGCAAAGGCGGCGAGAAGTAGAGAGGCCAACAGGGTCTTGTAGGAACGCATCAGACCATCCTAGCAGATATGACGGTTTCATTACAGACCGGGGCGTCCGGCAATACGTCCGGTTCCGGACCTATTCCCTGACACCTGCTAGACTGCGGTAATGAATCTGACCCCCGGCTTTTCTCAGAACGCCCGAGTGCCCTACTGCTCTTTCTGCGGCGGGATGCCCGGCAAGACCAACCCGCTTGACCCTACCAGTGCAGACCTTCCGGTCGTGACCACAGACCTTGACATCTCCTTCGAGGGGATCGTGGAGTTCTGTCAGGGCTGCGCTGCGGAAGCCGGCGCTCTAGCGGGAATGATTCCCGAAACCACGGCGCAGGAACTCCGGTCTGAGGCGGCGCATCTCCGCTCCGACAACCTGTCCCTCACGGCAGAACGGGACTCCGCCCGCAAGGCTCTTGACGCCCTGCACGCTGAACTAGCGTCCCGTGACAGCACCCCCGTTACTTACACGGTTGACACTCCCGCCCCTGCCCCCGCCAAGCCCGCCGCCCGCAAGGGACGCTCTAGTGCTGCTGCTGCTTAGTCTTGCGTTCCTTACCGTTCTCGTCCTGCAAGAGCAGAGGCATCGCAAGGAGCGTGACCGCCTTGTCCGTCTCGCTGCTGCAAACACGCCTGCTGAACGCATCGCCGCACTACTTCCTGAGAAGCGGAAGCCCGCTCCCCGTGAAGAACGCCCGACAAAGCCGCTAGGAATCTGACATGCAAGAAGTGAGCAAAGAGGCGGCAGCGGTGCAGTCCGCAGGCGGCGACGGAATCCCGTCCGCCAACAAGAACGACGGCTTCACGGCAGGCACCGTTGTTGCCCGCTATGAGCAGGCGGCAAAGAGCATCAAGGCGGAAGTGCAGGACTACTGGCTCAACGTGGCCTTCAAGTCCAACCATCAGTGGGTCTACTGGAACCGGGCAACGAATCGCCTGGACTCCTACGCAGGAGATCCCGAGCGGGTACAGGCCACGGTCAACCGGATTTGGCCCGGCTCCCGCACGATCATTTCCAAGCTGACGCAGCGGGAACTAGCGTTCGACGTGCTGCCCACGGCACCAGACGACGCCACGATGCGGGGTGCCTCCACCTCCGAGGCGATTCTTCATGACGTTCACATCCGGCATAGTTGGGAAGGGCTGCGGGTCAAGAACTCGTGGTCAACGTGGCTCGGCGGCACTGCCGCTATCGCCGTGGATTGGGACCCGAAGGCGGGCAACCGTATCGACCAAGATACGTTCACGGGCGACACCATCGAAACCCCGCTGTCCATCGCAGAGTTCGTGGTGGAAGCAGGGTCCCGTGAACCTACCCGTTCCCGTTATTGGATCAAGGCGCAGGCGCTCCCGCCCGCACAGGTGCAGGCAACCTACGGCCTTGCGGAAGCGCCCCCTGCGGACGCTACGGCAGGACTCACGCCCTTGCAGGCGTCGCTCATGGTCGGGCAAGAGAACGGCAATCAGCGCCCCGAACTAACCCGTGTTCTGACCTACTACGAACGTCCCAACGGCTCGTGCGCCGAAGGCCGTGTTGCGGTGGTCATCAACAACAAGTTCGTGGACGGCGTGAAGAAGTGGCCGTTCCCGTTCAAGGACCGCCTCAACTTTGCCGTGACCTATGAGACGGAGCGGGACAACGTGTGGGCGGGTGAGACCGTTGTGACGGTGAGCCGTCCGATTCAGGTTCTCTACAACCTCGCTCAGTCCAACATTGCTGAGCATATGAAGAACGCCGGCAACGCACGGCTCGCCGTTCCGCAGTCCTCCATGGACATGATGGAATCGTTCTCTGACCTGCCCGGGGAGATGGTCCCGTTCCCTGACGGTGAACAACTCCCGTCGTGGATCTCCCCCGCACAGATGCCGCAGTGGTGGTCTGATTGGCCTTCCAAGTTGGAAGAAGTCATGGACGACCTGCTCGGTGTTCACGATGTAAGTCGTGGTTCGGCCCCGACCAACATTGAGAGCGGCTACGGGCTGTCCATCCTTGCCGAGCATGACAGCACTCCCGTAGGCCGCATGGTCAAGTCTCAGGCTACGGCGTGGGGCGAAGTGGCGACGATGGTGCTGGAACTCTACGCCTCTATGGTGAAGGAAACCCGCACCGCTCTGATTAGGTCCCCCGGTGACGTGCCGGAAGCGGTGCCGTGGACGGGCGAGCAACTGCAAGGGCAGACCCAAGCCATCGTCCCTGAGGATGCCATCCTCCCCCGGAGCCGAGCGGCTATGCAGGCTATGGCGGAGAAGATGGTTCAGATGGGTCTCGTCACCGATCTTGAAACCTTCACCGCCCTGGTAGAACTGCCGGGTCAGAAGGACATCATTGAGCGTGCCCGTCCCGATGTGGCGAAGGCACGCCGTGAGAACAGCCTCATGGCTCCCGGGAACGTGATGATTCCCGCCGACTTTGACGATCACGCCATCCACATTGCCGAGCACAACGTGTTCCGCAAGTCTGAGCGGTATGACCGCATGTCCCCGCAGTTGCGGAACGTCATTGACACGCACATTGCCGCCCATGAAACCGAGGCTGCGGAACTCGCAGGCAAGGCCCGTCAGGCGTCCGCCATCGACCCGCTTGCTGCAACCGCCCCACGGGGCGACAGCCGCCCGGTCCTGACGGCGGACCAACTCCCGCCTGAGGCGCTCAGCCTCATGGCTCCCGGAGCGGACGACCCCTTCCTTGACCCCGAACAAGCGGGCGCTGAGGATGAACTAGCGATGCTAGCGGAACAAGCTGCTAGTATCTAGTCACGACCATAGAAAGAGAGGACAGTCCAGATGACTGACCTGCCTGTTGAAACCCCGTCCGCACCCGTGGACGTTCCCGTCAACCCCCTGCTTGCAGAGGACCCGCCTGCTCAGGAAACCCCCGTTTCCGCTGACAGCGGAACTCCTGAGATTCCGGTTGAACCCGTTGCAGAACCGGGCGTTGACCCGGAGACGTTCGACCGTTCGTATGTGGAGGAACTCCGCAAGGAATCCGCCAAGTACCGGACCAAGGCCAAGCCGTATGAGGAGGCGTTCGCAGAGTACGACGATGAGAGCCGTGAGGTTCTGCTGTCGCTTGCCCGTGAACTGATCGCTGATCCCGAAGCCGGGGCACGCCGGATGGTGGAGATTTCCAAGAACATCCTTGACGACAAGTTCGAGGATGTGCTCAAGGACCCGTCTCCTCGCCCGCTGACGGCGCAGGATGTGGACCGGATGTTCTCGGAACGGGAATCCAAGGCACAGCAGGAGGCTGCGGTGCGGGCGGTTGAGCAGGAAGCGGACGCCCTCGGCTACCCTGACGGCACCGCTGACCGTGCCCTGCTGTTCTCCATTGCCAACACGGAAACCCTCGGGGATCTGAAGGCTGCTCACGAGAAGATCCAAGCCCGCAATCAGGCTGTGATTGACGCCTACCTTGAGGAGAAGCGGGCGGCAGGCGACGCCTTCCCCACGCCGACCTCCGCAGGTGTCGGAGCGGGCGCTGACGGCGGGCCTCCGAAGGACTTTGCCGAGGCCAAGAAGGGGCTGCTTGCCTTCCTCAGCAGTCAGCCCGGTCAGTAACCTGCTATACTGACAGGGTGTTCACGCACCGTCCGTAATAGCGGACTCCACGGACAGACCCCCGCTTCGGCGGGGGTCTTTTCGTTTGTGATAGTATGCAGGAGTGAACACAAAGGCATGTAATGTATGTGGCGTCACGAAGCCTCTGGAAGACTTCTACCGCCATAACACCCGTAAGAATCGTCCGTACTACGCAACCTGCAAGCCGTGCCAAATTGCACGGACAAGGGTTCGTTCGGACGAGAACCCCAAGAGTAAGGCGGTGTCTGGCTGGAAACAGCGAAACATCAACTGCACTTGGGAACAGTTCGAGCAGATGATGGCAGAGCAGGACTCTGTTTGCAAAATCTGTCAAAAGCCATGCGGCTCTGGAAGGCGTCTGGCGGTCGATCACAACCACACCACTGGCGAGGTTCGTGGGTTGCTCTGCACCTCATGTAACCAACTCGTCGGTAAATTGGAGAACGGGACAGTCCCGTTCCACCGCCTCACATCCTACCTAGAGAAAGAGATCCAATCATGGCTCAGTCACTCACCAACGCCGACGCGGCGCTGAAAGAGTACTACTTGCCGCCCCTTCGGGAGCAGCTCAACAACGCCAACGTTCTTGACGCCATCGTGTCGAAGAACTCCGAAGACTTCGAGGGTCGCCGTGCGGTCCTGAGTCTCCACGTCACCCGCAACTCCGGTGTCGGCTCCCGAGCCGAGAATGGCACCCTCCCGACCGCAGGTCAGCAGGGCTACGCCGAAGAGCGCATCCCGGTCTACTTCCACTACGGTCGGATTCAGCTTTCCGCCCCCGTGATGAAGGCCATGAAGTCGGACAAGGGTTCGTTCGTTCGGGCCGTTGAGTCCGAGATGAGCGGCCTCAAGCGTGACGTTGCACGGAACTACAACCGTCAGCGTTTCGGTACCTCCAACGGTGTTGTCGCTACCTGTGGCACCACCTCCTCATCCACCACGGTCACCCTCCTCAACGCCACCAGCACGCAGATGCGGCAGCTTGAGGTCGGCCTTGTGGTTGACATTGGTACCGTCGCTTCGCCCACCTCGGTTGCCTCGGCCCGCACCATCACGGCCACCAGCACCGCCAACGGCACCATCACCATCTCGGGAGCGGCTGTCAGCACCACCTCTGGTGCGGCCTTCGTGTTCATCTCGGGTTCGGGCGGCGACACGGCGAACGGCACGCAGAAGGAAATCACGGGTCTTCAGACCATCGTGGATTCTGCCGGCACCCTGTTCAACGTGAACCCCTCCACCTACCCGTCGTGGTCCTCGTATGAGAGCAGCAACAGCGGCACCCTTCGGGCACCGTCGGACACGCTGTTCGAGGAAGCACTTGACAACGTGAACATCAACTCCGGTGAGGATGTTGACGTGATCGTCACCACGAACGGCATCAGCCGCTCGTACGCCAACTCGCTCAAGAGCCAGAAGCGCTTTACCAACACCATTGATCTCAAGGGTGGCTTCAAGGCGCTTGAGGTTTCCAGCGGCCGCAACGCCGTTGGCCTGGTTTGGGATCGTGACTGCCCCACGCAGCACGCTTTCTTCCTGAACACCAAGCACCTCACCGATTACGTTGAGACGGATTGGGAGTGGGCCGACGATGACGGCTCGATCCTGGGCCGTGTTGCCGACACCGACGCTTACGAGGCTCGTCTTCGCAAGTTCTCGGAGCAGGGAACCAGCCGACGCAACGCCCACGGCAAGATCGTGGACCTCAGCGGCGACTGAGCGTAACCCCTAGCGGGTTAGAAGGGCGGGGTCGGAAACGGCCCCGCCCTTTGCGTTGTGCTACGCTTCTTCCATGCGAGACCAAGCAAGGGTAGAGATTTACTGCACCGCCCCACGTCAGGCAGGTTGGTGGTACGCCAAGCAACCTGTAGACAGGGGACTGCTCAACACGGTTCGGAACCCGCTAGACCTCCTGTTGCATGAAGCGTGCGTGGCGCAGATCATGATGCTTGAGTTGGCGGAGCGTTCGGGAGAGCCTGTTCCTGACCCGAGTGAACTGCAATGGATGGTGGTGGTTCCTGCATCCTTCTAGTGTTCTACGGCCTGCTAGACTAGGCTGCATGTCTTTGACTCACCCGCAGACCGTCAACGGGAAAACCCTGTGGATGGATTCAGGCGTATCTGATCTGATCCACAAGCTGAACTACGGAGACCACGTTCTCGGGTGGGAAGGGGACCCCGCTCTCGCCCTGTTCATGGACAAGGACCCTGTGCAGGGGGATCGTTGGGTTCTCGTCCGTCTAGAGGATGACGGAGAGTACCGGGACGTGTGCCGTTCCCGCCCCGGTCTGCCCTTGGATGAGCGCCTGCTCATCCGTCTCATGGAACACGACTCCCGCAGGGGATTCGAGGCTGCGTCCGTCATTGAGGAAGCCTACGACCCGTTCTCCGCCACCACCGCCGCCGACGAGGCTGCGATGGAAGGGCTTGAACGGGCATACCACGGTCTCGCAAAGGATATAGGTCACGTCTGATGTCCATTACCGCAGGTGATCTCTACGCCTCCGCCCGTGCCCGCACGGGACTCAACTTTGCGGACGGGAGGCTTGACGACAACAACATCGTCGGCGTCAACACCGCAATCAACGCCGGCCTGACGGACTTGGTGGCAGCCCACGATTGGGATTGGCTCTATGACGAGGGCATCATCGGCATCGTCCCGTCCGTGGAATCGTACCGCACCCCGACCAACTTCATGCGGGCACTGTGGCTTGCCAACGACAACAACGAGGAACTGAGCCTACGGCAGCGACGGGACGCCATCCGGTTCTCGTCCGGTACCGGCACTCCCCGCTACTTCTCCATCCTCAACGGGCAAATCTACCTGTCCCCGACCCCCTCGCAGGCTGCCACATACCGGATTGGCTATTACGTCCAGTTCGAGCGGATCGACGCCCTAACGGTTGCAGCCCTTGACGACATTGACCTTGACATCCCCGACATGTTCGTCAGCCTTGCGACCCTCTACATCGCAAAGAACATTGCCATGATGTTCAAGGACTACGATGCCTACCGCCTGCTCACGGAGGAGATCCGTGCCGAGATGAAGCGGGTAGCCGACAACACCCGCCGCAGCCTCGGCCCCGTAGCCCCGCAAACCCGCCACGACGGGTACTAGACATGCCGGTTACAAAGACGATCGTATACGACGATTGGAGCAAGGGCGAGTTCGGGACCATGAACCCGGCCAAAGCCCCGAACGGGTCGTGGACGGGCACCAACGTCGTTGCCTACCGCAACAACCGCATCGGCCCCCGCCCCGGCCTCAAGGAAGTCACGCCGTCAACAAGTCCGTCCAAGAACGGACCACTTCTCGGACTCGGGTTCAGCCCGGTGGCGCAGGACAACAACAAGCCGATCTTCTTCATCCTTGAAGACCGGGTGTACGGCTTTGACCCGCAGGTTGCGGGGTCCCTGCAATCCGCCACGCCCGACCTGACGACCGCACCCACGGACACCGACTCTCAGGTCGTGCTGTCCAAGGAGTCCTGCCGCCTCATCGGGGATGAGGTCTACTTCACGATTGACAACGACTCGGCGTACCGCCTCAACCTGCGTACCGCCCTTGTAGGGGATCAGCCCGTGCTGACCCTCATCACAGACTCTGACCCCGAAGGTGCAGGCACCGACATTGAACTGCACCGTGACCGCATGTTCGTCTGCAACGGCGGGGTGCGGGTGTTCTACTCGGACGCTGCGGACTTCGAGACGTGGGCTGCGGGTTCGTTCTTCGACGTAGGCGCTGCCTACCGGATCATCTCCATGCTGTCATTTCGTGACGCCTTGGTGTTCTTCACGCAGTCCGGCGTGTGGGCGATGACCGGCTCTAGCCCCGCAGACGGCACGTTCCGGCGTGTAGCGGAGTCCCTGTCCCCGCTGGACAAGGGCGCGATCATCACCAACGATTCCATCATCTACATCCCCGCCTCTCGCAACGCCCCCGTGGTGTTCAACGGTTCCTTCGGGGATGAGGAGTCCCTGCTCCACCTTGATACTTGGAAGACCACAAGCAGCGCCGCTTACGGCGTGCAGTCCTACGGGAACCGGGACGTGCTGTTCCTGTCCGGCACGGACGGGGACCTGCTGTGGCGCAAGGAGGGCGCTTGGACGGTGCATGACCTTGAGGTGACGGCAGGGCCGTGGATCACCCGGTACTTTGATGACAACGTGCTCATCGCCTATGAGGGCACGTCCCTCATTGACCCGAAGTTCTACATGCTTGCCATGAACCTTGACCGCCCCGCTTTCACGTCTGACACTTGGGCGCAGCCGGGCGATGACAGCACCACGCCGCTCTCGGCCTCCTTCACGCTGCCTGACTACCAGGCCCCCGAAGGCAAGGAAGTGCGGGTCCGGTCGGTCACCGTGGATTACGTCAAGTACGCCACGGGCAGCGCCACGGCCAACAACATCGACCTGTCCGTCACCACCATGTTCCGTGAGAACCTGCCCGGTACGGCGGTGAGTGCCGAATCTCCCCGCACGATCTTCAACGAGGCGGGCACGTCAGCGACCACGGACGGTACCACGGCCCGTGCGATCGCCCGAGGGTTTGCAGGCGGGTTCGGTGGGTCCTACCGTCTTGCCTTCTCTAGCCTGCGGGGTGTGGCGATCGACCGTGTGATCGTGGAGATTGAAGAGCAGGACGCCCCCGTTGTCTGAGTTCCGCACCCCGCACGCCTTCGAGAATGTGGCTCAGGCGATCCAAGACGCTGTGGATCCCGAGAAGCCGCAGACGATGGGCGCTGCCATCAACCTTGTGAATGAGAACGCCCGTGCTGTTGAGGATGCAATCAACGGGATAGGTACCAGCAGTAGCGGGACTTCTTTCGGAACTGAGGTGACAGCGACCGAGGGGGGCTCACCCCCGTTCACGGAAATACTAGATGGGGGTGTCTGGCTAGTTGACGCTGTTGTCACTGGAACATGGATCGGGGCCGCAGGCACGTTTTCGGCGCAGATCAAGGACATTGGTGGCGGGGTGTATTCTAGTCTTCTTGTGCAGGATGGTGCCGTGGACCCGGTTCTCTTTATACCGTCGTACCGCTATCGTTCCCTCGGTACTTCTGATAACAGGTTGGGTGTGGATGCTCTGTACCTGAGTGGTGTCCCAGCCAATGCAACCCCTGGCTGGGCCATCACGGCCACATACCTCGGCCCTATTGCGTCCCCCTAGCGTCTGCTAGACTGTTCCCGTGCCGTCAAACGTCTTTTCAGCGCCCGCTAACGGGGGAACCCGTATGTCAGGGCAAGGCTTGCAGCGGCGGCAGTCAAGTTCAGCGACCGGGCCTGGTCTCCCCCCTGCTGCTTCTGCCGCCGCTGCCGCTCAACAGCCTGCCGCCTCGGCGTCTGCTGACCCCGCCTACCTCGCCTACCTGCGGGGTGCAGGCGTAGAGGAGTCGGCTCTCAACAACGTCCTCGGCACCCGTGTTTCCTCGCTTGTGCGGCAGCTTGGACGGGAACTTCCCGCCTACGCTGACAAGCGGGAACGGGCTGTGGAAGGTGCCGGGAACGCTGCGGAGAGCCGGGGGTTCTTTAGAAGCGGGCAGCGCATGACCGATCAGTTCCGTGCCGGGTATGACGTGGACCGGGAACGCAACAACTTCGAGGCCGGGATTCGGGATCAGATTGCGGAACTGTACGGGGTGAACGCCCTTGACATTGCCCGCATCCGGCAAGGTCTCACCGAAGAAGGAATCAACGGAGCGCAGCAAGTGACCCTCAACAACGCAGCAGGCGGGATCTACTAATGCCGTCAACCGGGAACACCGCAGGAGAAGTAGATCAGCAGAAGATGGCGCTCCTCACCGCCATCGCACAGCAGGGGTCGCAGGGGCAGGTGGCGTTCCAAGCGGAAGCCGCCCGCCGTACCGCCGCACAGCAAGCCGCCGTCGCCTCCGTTGCGGGGCAGTCCAAGATGTCTGGCTCCGCAGGCAATGCCCCGAAGGCGTTCACGCAGGAACTGCAAGGCAAGACCGCCGCACAAGGTGACGTGTACGCCCAAGACGCCGCTATGTCACAGGGGGCGTTCAACAACAGCATTGCTCAGACCTCCGCCTCCACCGCTGCGTACATGGATCAGGCCCGTGCCGCTGTTCCTGTGGTGCAGGCTCAGACCGCAGGACTCGTCGCTCAGATCCGTGCCGAGCAGGAAGCCGCCGCTGCGGACCGTGCCTACGAACTTGAGCAGCGACGTATTGAGGCCGAGCAATCCGCTCTGGACCGTGAGGAAGCCGAGAAGGAACGTGACCTACGCCAGTGGGAGCGGGAGCAGGAACTTCTTGACAAGGCTGCGGAAAAGGATCTTGAGAAGGACGATGAGCGCCTGACAAGCCTGCTCAACCGTGCCGACACATCCGCACACCCAGCCGTCACCGCCGCCTTGGCGCAGATCGACAAGAACGGGATGACGTTCGAGGAAGCCGTCAAGGCTGCGAACGTCTACATCGACCGGCAGATCGACCCCGACACCGGTACCATTGAAGGGTTCAAGGGCAAGGACCGCCTTGACATGTTCCGATACGTCTACGAGTACTACACGGGAGAGAAGGCACCGACCGACGCCAACAAACTCGGAGACGCTATTGGCAAAGCAGGCGGCGACCCGAACAAGGTCCCCGGCTACGTCCCCGAGAAGGACCGCAAGCGGGTTTCCGCCCGTACCCGACGCAATCCCGGCAGGACGCCCGTTACGGCGGACGACATTGCTAAGACCCGCAGGGGGCTGACAAGCATCTCCGACTACCTCGGCGGCGACCTCGGGGGCGACTGATGCTGCGCCGTTCACGGGGCGGCTCCCGTGGTGGCGGGTCCGGGTTCACTCCCTTTGCTCCTGCCCGTAGTAGTTCAAGCGGCTTCGTCCCTAGCGGGGACGTAGAGGCCGACCTCGCACGTCTCCAAACGCAGAAGTTGGTCAACGCTGTCAAGCGTGGAGAGATCCCCGGTGGTAGCCCCGAGAAGGAAGCAGAGCAGGAGGCTGACGCCCTCATCAAGCGCCTGCTCCTGTCGCCGGATGAGAAGGCGCAGCAGGAAGGTATCCGCCTGCAAGCCGCCCTCGGGGTAGGCGGAGCAGCCGCAGCGCTGCAAGCCGACCAGGCAAACAGCATCACCGCCAAGGCGCTCAAGGCGGGCGCACCCGTCATCGAGTTCATCAGCCGCCCGTCCAACATGACGCAGGAGGCAATCCAAGCGGGCGTGCAGGCCACGGGCGCTGACAAGTTGTTCTCCGGTGAGTGGCGTCTCAACGAGGACGAGAAGGCCACCGAACTGAGCAGCACCCGCCAAGCCAACGAGGCAGGCGCTGAGGAGAAGAAGGACCTTTCCCCCGAAGCCGCCGCTTTGCTCGGGGAGGGCAGCGCCGGTTCGGGCGGGTTCCGTGACGTGATCCGTGCCGCAAAGGGTGAAGCACGGTGGGACCCTACCTCGCTCACCTACACCAAGAACCTGTCCTATCAGAACGCCCTCGGGTCCGATGACAGTTTCAACACGGGTGCGCTCGGGAAAGTCACCGATGTTGCCAACTTCACCGGCACCGCCGCCGTAGACCCCCTCAACTTCATCAGCGGCGGATCTGCCGGCGCTGTCCGCAAGACCGCCGCAGAAGGCGCTGAAACGTTGCTGCGGACGGGTGCGAAGGAACTCACCCCCGCCCTCGCCCGTGAACTCGGGCAAGAAACCGTAGAAGGACTGAGCAAGGAAGCAGTCCAGCAGGCAATCCAGAAGGTCGGCATCCGTAAGGGACTCACACCTACGCAGCTTGACGACGTGACCCGTGGCCTACAGCCTTCGGCTGATGTGGCCCTCAAGGGTGACCGCCTTCCTCGCAGGGCAGTCCGTGCCCTGACCGGTAAGGGGACTCGCACCGGAGAGGAGCGGGTTGCCGAAGACATCGTGACGCAGGCGCTCAAGTTCGACCGGGGCGGTGCCCGCATTGCGGGGCGTTCCCTCACGCCTGAGGCCGTCCGTGCCCCTGTGCGGGCCGCTGTGCGGGGTGAGCGCCGGGAGATCGGTGACACGCTTGCCCGTCAGGCACTCAACGAGGGGCAGCAACGGCTCGTCCTCAAGGCCGAGGAGAAGGCTGCTAAGAAACTTGCCAAGGCCGATGAATTCATTGCTGAGGCCGACCGTGTTGCCGTAGAAGGCAACCCCGAAGATGCTGTCAAGTTGTTCTCCAAGGCGAAGGGGGAGCAGACTAAGGCGGCGAAGGATCTTGCAAAGGCCGCAGAACTCGCCGGGGAAACCGACGTGCAGGCGCTCATGGACGCCGGGGCCGGGAACATCCTCACCCCCACCGCTCTCGTCACGGAACGGCGCATCCTGCCCCGTACGACCGGGAAGATTCAGAAGGGTGCGGCAGGCATGTTCCGCACTCGCTCTGAGGTGCGGGCGTCCAAATCTCTGCCCGTAGGCACCGACAAGATCGTGGAAACCGCCAAGACGCAGGGTCAGGGTGCCGCAGGGCAGGCACGCCGCCAAGCCGAGCGGGTGCTAAACGCTGCCGTCCGAGACACCGACGCAATCACCCCCGAACTGATCGAAGGGACTAGGCGGGCGCTGGACGTCGGCGGCGACATTGACGAATACATCAAGACGCTGCCTGCGGAGCAGATCCCCTACGCACAGGGCATGAAGGAACTGCGGAACAGCACTTACGACACACAGGTTGCTAAGCGTCTCGCTGACCCGTCCAAGCTGCGGGTCCGTGAGGACTACATGCCCCGCTACGTCACCAAGGAAGCAGCGGAGGCGCTAGAGAAGGCTGTCCGTCTGTACCCCGAAGACGTGACGTTCTCGTCGTTCAGCACTGCACGGCAGCAGGCGGGGCAGGGTGGCCGTCTTCTCCGCAGGAAGTTCATGAAGGACTCCACGCTTGAGGAAGTGGATGCCGTCGTCTCGCAGAAGCTGATCGACGCCGGCCTGCTACCGGAAGGCTCGCACGCCCTAGAACTCGACCCAGCCGTCATCCTCCCCCGCCGTTTCAACGACATGCTGCCCGCCCTGCAACTCAAGGAGCAGGTCACCCGCATGGAAGACTCCGTGCGTGGCACGATGGGCGAGAAGTTGGTCAAGATCGTGCATCCCGGCGAGAAGGATCTGCCGAACCTTGCGCGCCGAGGGTTCAAGAAGATCCCGCTCGGAGAAGACGCCAACCTCGGGGCGATCTACGCACACCCCGACCTCGCCCCCGAGATCACCGACTACGTTCGGATGACGACCAACCCTGACGCTGTTGGCGAGTTCGGCAAGTTCATGGACGGGTGGAACCGCCTGTGGAAGTCCTACGCCACCGTCCCGCTCCTGACCGGCACCGGGTTCCACGTCAAGAACAGCATCGGTAACACATTCAACAACTACCTCGCAGGCGTCAACACCGCCGCCTACAAGGAAGCGCTGGAACTGCAAGCAAACATCTGGAAAGCCAAGAGGCTGCACCCTGACCTGTCGGTGCCGGACGCCCTGCGGGCAATGAAGGTGCCGGACGACAGCGTGCGGAAGGCAGAACTCGCACTAGAGAACTCCGTGCTTGAGGAAGGCTTCTTCAACACCGACCTGTCGCAGCACGCCGAACTTGCCACGCAAGGCAAGCGGTCCAAGGGGCAGCGGGCACTCGCCAAGATTGACATTCGCAACCCGAACGAGATGTTCGGCGTTCCTACAGGGCGCAAGGTTGGAGAGCACATTGAGGACAACGCCCGCCTCGCACACTTCATCTCCAAGCTGGACGAAACTGGGAGCGCCGTGGACGCTGCCACGTCCGTCCGCAAGTACCTGTTCGACTACGGGGACCTGACCCCGTTCGAGCGCAAGGTGATGAAGCGGGCGCACGCCTTCTACACCTTCACCCGCAAGAACACGCCGTTGCAGTTCGCTGAACTTGCACGCAACCCGTCCAAGTTCACTCGTGCCAACCTTGCCAAGAACATGATCCTCGGCAACGGGGAGGAAGACGGCAACGCACCTGACTTCATGTCGGAGATCGGGACCCCGCTCGGGAAGTCGCAATCCTCGTTCCTGTCCGGCACCGGTAACCCGGTGGTCGGCAACATCGAAACCCCGTTCGACGCCGCCATGAAGACTGCCGACCCCCTGCTGTTCCTTGCCGGAAAACGCAGCGGGCAGGAAGCAATGCAGGGCGTGGCAGGGAACTTCTCAGGCGGTCCCGCAGAAGTCGCCAAGATCATCGGAGACTACGCCTCCGGCAGCAGCAGCTTCACAGGTGCCGACCTCAAGTCTCAGGACGGAAACTACAAGATCAACCCGCTTGTGCGGCTGTCCACCGCTGTCGCTCCGAACATCAGCAAGGGGCTGCGGCTGCTCGGCTCTGACTCCGCAGGACCGCCCGGGGACTCTGCCCGCCTGCGGGTCATCAAGGCGCTCACGGGTATTCAGGCAAAGGAACTGACCCCGGAGATGCGGGAGATCGCCGCATCACAGAAGGTCAGGACGGTACAGGACGTGATCGACGCCTTGAAGAAGGCAGGCGTGGCCGTACCCACTGAGAGCGAGTTGGAGCAACTCGGTCTGCTTGAGGAAGACTGAGCGCAAGCGGCACTGCCGCCAACGCCTCATAGACCGGAATGCCGAGGGTGCCGGCGTGCGCCACCTCAAGGTCAGCGCCGGGAGACTCACCCGTCAGACGCAGCAGGGCGTGACAGTGGCGGAGCAGATCAAAGTCATACGCCATCCAATCGTCGTACTCAACGGGAGACACTATCTGATGAATGACGGACCACTGCGGCAGGAACGGAATCCAACCGAGATCCCGCAGGGGCTGAAAGACCTCCGCCGCCTGCGCCACGCACCCAAACGGGTCCCGGCTGATCGGACCTGCAACGTAGATGAGCGGCTTCATGCAACAACCACGAACGGATAAAGGTAGTCGTCGTCGCAAGGGTCTAGGGCGTACGCAGTGCCAGCACGCACACCTACAATATCTAGCCGCCCGTCCCACTGGTCCTCCCGAGTCACGGTCCAATCCTGCGGCATCTCTTGCAACTTCTCAATCAACTCTGCAACGGTCATTGCCAAAGGGTCCCTTCTTGGTCGGGGTACTTCTCATTCAGAAACTCACGGAGCGGGACGCCCTCATACTTCTGACACAAGTAGTCCATTGAGACCTCCATGATGTCAAACGCCCCATCCTTCACCTCATGGAAGACAAGCAGCCCACGCCAATGAGCGTTGCCCTGCACGCCCTTGTAGTCCTCATCATGCAGGTAGAAGGCACCCGCAATCACGCCCCGCTGCGCCCGCCCACGGACGAAACGAATGCAGGACTCATAGGTCTGTTGGTGCCCCTGAACGTAGGTGTGCCCGAGCGTCTTGAGCCGGGTCAGAGCTTGTCCCCCGTAGGGCTTTCCGGTCATCGGGTTCGGCCAGAAGTGGCAGTACGACACACCGTCCACATCCAACGGGGTCAGGAACGGAACCGTGATCCAATCCCGTGTGTCCAGATCATTGCCGACAAGGCCGATGAACTCGGGGTGTTCCTCAAGGAACCTGCGGATACGGTCCTCATGGTTCCCACCAAGCAGGTACTTGACGGGGGAGTACGGGGTCTTCCGCTTGCGGTTGGCGTCCACGGTCGGCTCGTCAATCAGACGCAGCCCCGTGTTGCCCGCCTGTACGTCCGCAGCGTAGCGCCGCCCCTCGAACTGAAACTTGCCCCGGTCCCACGACGACAGAGACTCCATGTCAAAGTGGTCACCGAGATGGACGATTACGTCAGGCTTTCGGTCCAGGATGTACCTGCCTGCCCACCGCAGGTGGTCCATCGGCACTCCTGGCTTGACCTGCGTGTCTGGAATCACAAGATGCGAACGAGTCATACCAACCACCCCCAAGTTCTTCCAGCCTTCACGTCATGGATTGTTGCAGGGGACACGCCGTATAGCCTCGCAAGGGTGGGGATTGGTTCTGTGCTTTCCCTGATCCAACGGACGTACTGCTCATTCAGCTTGGCAGCAGCGCATCGCTCACCACGATTGGACGTGCCGTCCGCCACCTTGTCCATCTGATTCTCTGCACGGGTAGCCCAACGCAGGTGGCGAGGATTGAAGCAGGCGGGCGTGTGGCAGGAGTGCGCCGCCTCAGCTTCGGCAGGAGGAGTGCCGTACGACAACTCGCAGGACAGCCGGTGCGTGTACCGCTTCTTGCGATTGATCCTGATTTCCCCGTACCCGACTCCGTTGTGGGAGTAGGGCCACAAGATACACTCATCTGTCTCCTGCTCTCGCAATGACAGGAACTCATCGAAGGCTTTGCCGTATGGTGCTCGCAAGGTGGTCTCCTTTGTCGCTGTGTTCAGTGTAGCAGGTTCAGTGGTTCAGTACGGGATGCCTGCGGCCTCTAGCGCTGCACGGGCCTTAGCGTGCTCGGACTCGCAGTGGGTCACGAGAACCGTGAGATGTTCGATCTTCGCATCCTGCTCATCAAGCCGCTGCCGGTACTCACCGTTCAAAGCAATCGCTCCGTTCACAATGGACGACATAGCATCGTCGCTGGACTTCCGGGCAGTCAGCCACAAACCGCCACCCCCGGTGAGGGCGGCAGCAACGGCACCAATGATGGTCAGGGTCGTAGCACTCTGATCGCTAGGCATGGATTTGATCTCGCACCTTCCTCAAGATGTGCGACGAGTGCATCGCAGGCCACGCCCAAACAAAGAACCACACAGGGACCGACACGCCCCGCATCACATACGACCAATCAGCGATAGCAAAGATCCCGGTCAACAGGACCCCGTAGGCTACAACGTAGATTGCCGCAAAGAACGCCACCGTGAACCGCACCCACCGCCACTCAGCCCAACCGAACACACCGGACCACACGTTCGCCAAACAGGCAAACGCAGCTCCGGCCATGTTGAGGAGAATGACGGGGGTACTCACGGCTTAGCGGGACGCTTCCCGGAAGTCAGGTCTTCGACGCCCTTCTGCGTCTCAAGGATGACCTGACGGACAGCCTTGCCCTTGGTCAGATAGTCCTTCTTGAGAGCACGCAGGATCTCTAGCGCCTCTTCCTGCTCTTCTTCCGTAAGGGCTGACATGAATCCTTCTTCCGTAGGAGGGGCCGGGGGCGGGTAGATGCCCCACGGTGCAATTGAGTCGTAGTGGGTCTGCTCAAGAGACACTGACAGGTGGCAGTGCTTCTTGTGGGCGTTGACGCCCGTGTAAGGTCTCCACGCCCAACCCTGCTTCTCTGAGGCGATCCGTCCCTCATAGATGATGTAACGGATACGGGGATCGCCCGCAACCGCTAGGGCGTGGAGGTGGTCAACGACGGGAGCAAGGTCTGCGCCTGTGTCGGCGGTGTTCCCGTCAAGATCCTCGTCAATGTCGTAGGCACGGACAACTCCGATACCGTTCTCGTCAATGACGAAAGGGTTGTGGTCTGACGTGCGGGAAGCGTGAGCAGCGTCCCCGATGGTCCCGTCGCTAGTGCGGTCCCGTGCAGGGTACGCCTTGTTCAGTTCACCACGAAGAACCTGCAAGCTGTCCGCAACACGCCAAGCCACAACTTCAGTCCTTCACAAACCACTGGACAACCGCCGTAAGGATGACGGTGATAGCGACCGCCACCTCCGCAGGTTCCGAAGCCGGCGTGAGCCAGACAACGACAGTGGACAGAGCGCCAGCGAGGGCACCCGCAGCAACCTTGTTCGTCGGGGCAATAGACATGTGGACAAGTCTATCACGTCTCGTCAGCAGGAGATTCGAGCAGGTGCTTGCGGATCGCAAGGCAGGACACAGCCCTACCGCCCCGTGCAACGAAGGCGTGCGTAGCATCCTCCGCCTGATAGCGGTCCCGCAGGTAGCGGGTCACCGCAGCCTGACGGCCCGGTAGACGGAACGCACCCTGCTTCTCAATGTGCGTGACAAACGACGTGACACGGACATACACGTTCTCCGTATCCGACGCCACGAACATGAAACAATCCGGCTCATCCAACGCCCACAGGAGGGCATCCTTGATCGGGTTGTGGGCCGCAGCCTCCATGCCCGCCGCAGCAACCCACGACAAATCAGGAGTACCGAGAGCCTTACCCCCGTTTTCTTGCACAAACCGGTCCAACAGGGCAAAGCCCCACGCCACCGTGCCGAGGTTGTCCCGCTGACGGGTCGGAGCGCCTGCGGGGCCGACCGGATCGGGGGTCAGGTAGATGTTGCCCGCCGCAAGCTGCGCTGCACACCACTGCAAGTACGCAAGGGGAAGTCCGGTGTCTCCCCAACCCCGCACAGCGGAGAGGATCTTTGGGTCCTTGCCGTCCGCAGGCAAAGGCAGGTTCACCATGCGCTCCGTGTGCGAGGTCTCCGTGAACATGTCCTCACCGGACACGATGATCGGGGCGTGCGTAGGCATGGCGCTGATCTCCGACCAACGCTCCCCCATGCCGCCCTTCGCACTGATCTGGTTGGTGTACGCATCCCGCAGGAGTTGCTCAAGAGCGATCTGCGTGTCCTTGCGGGCACCGGGACGGTACTCATCGAACCACACCGGAAAGGCGTTCGTGCAAGCAAGGAACGACGCAAGAGCGTGCTTGGTGGTACTTGTCAGGTTGGTGGAAATGTCCGCACCGGAGAAGGCAGAGAGCACCGTCTGCAACAGGGTGGTCTTACCGGCACCGGAGGACCCCGTAACCGCAAGGGTCGGGAACGACGGGAGCAAGGCACGGAACGGGGCAGCGGCAAGCCAACCGAGGATCGGGTCCATCACATCCTGACGGTGCAGACCCCGCAACTTCGTGATCTGCAACACCGTCCACGGCTCATCCGTGAGGGTAAGGCGGGACTCAAGATGCACGTCATAGGACGGCGGAGAGTAGACAAGGTTGGACTCCCCCGCCCGACCACCCGGCCACACGAACGCCGTGTCATGCAGCCCCGCCGTGTCCACCATCCTGCCCTCAGGAAGCAGCGTGCCCTCCGCCTGCAACATGGCAAGCAACGCCTGCCCGTCACGGTCAGAACCGAGCCACGCTGCCCCGTGCCGTGAACTCCACGACACGATGCGTGCCTTGGACGACAGGTCAGCAGAGGTGAGGACCACCTCCTTCCCCGTAGGAACAAGGATGCCACGGTACGCCGTCGTACCCTCAGGAGAAACCAGTTCATACTGTGCCTCCAGCCGCCAGTTGGACAGCATGACGTTTGTATCCTTACCGGGACGAACGTAGATGTCCCCTTGCACCTTGATCGTGTCCGGTGCCGGCTTGATCGAACGAGTGCGGCGGAACAGCGCCGGAAGGTCATGCACGGAGCGAAGATCCTGCCCCTCAGGGACAGGCAGGAACGCCACCACACAACCCGCAGCGAGCAACGCTGCGGACCACCTGCGGGTAGCGTCCTGACCCGCCTTGTCCCCGTCAAAGCCGAGCAGAACCGTACGGCCCTCAAGCCCCTGCACGAACGGGGGCGTCCCCGCACCGGGGAGTCCTAGAACAACGTATCCCGCAGCACAGGCCGCATCTTCCGCCGCCCAACAGTCCGACTCCCCTTCACAAAGCAGGACAGGCAAGGCAGGATCACGGTCCCGCCACTCCCCGTACAGCACGCCTCTAAGGGACGAACCGGGGGCAGCGAGGGCAACGGTGTCAGCGGTACGGTGCTTGTACGCAACGAGTTCTCCTTGACGGTTGTAGTACGGGATGATGATTTCCGGCCCACGGGAGCCAACGAGCCACTCCCCTTGCAGGTGCTCAGGGTCAACGTGCAGCCCCTTCTCCGAACAGAACGCCCAAAGGGCATCCTGCTCTGCGACCGCCGCAGCCGCCACCACACGGGACTCCACAACGGGGTCCCACCGGGCACCGCCGCCGTAAGAGGCGGTGACGGGGGGCTCCCATCCAGCAGGCATACGGGCGTAGGTAGCCTGCGCCTCCGCCATAGCCGCAGCGAAGGAACACTCCTCCAACTCTTGCAGCAGGTCGATCACATCCCCGCCCTTCCCGCAGGGGGGGCAGTTCCACCGCCAACCGAGGGATTCTTCCAACCATGTATCAAAGGACGGGTCCGTGTCAGCGTGCAGGGGGCAGCGACAAGCCAACCCCTTGCCACGGGCAACCAAGTCCACCCCCCGATCCGCCAACACGAACGGGATCGGCAGGTTCACCTTGAAGAACGAGGGCGTTCCCTGCTCTGCTGCATTCAGAAGTTCTTGCACGGGTCTCCTTGTAGACGGGGAGAGGGGCGGGTTTCCCCGCCCCTCCCGGTTTCTCCTTTCCTTAGCCGCTAGAAGGGAGGAGGGGTGCCTCCCGCAGCGGGCGGGGCGGTCTGTGCCGGGGCGGCGGGGGCGGGGGCAGACTCAAGGCGCTTGAGCTTCTTCATGTCGATGTTGGTGTAGCCTCCGCTCTCACGGGACTTCACCTCGGCGGAAACAATGGTGCCGACAACGGCATCCTGCACATCCTCCGAGATGGTCGGGGAATCCGTGTCCCACTGAGCCACCACGTCAGCGTCAGCGCCGAGGGTAGCAAGCTCACGGAACGACATGGCAAGGCCCATCGTGTTCGGCTGACCGTCGTTCTTCACAGCGACCAGGTTGATGTTCGTCCAGAACTTCTTGCCCTGATCCGGCCCGTCAAGAACCTCCCACTGAATCCCGAACTTCGGGTCGCCCTTCTGGGTCTTCGAGCCGTTCGCTCCCGCAACACGGAACGTGCCCGGTCCATCGGGCGGGGAGTAACTGCTGATCCCCGCTTCTTCGGCCTGCTTGAGCAGGTCTGCCATAGAGGTTGATGCCATCTGTTTCTTCTCCTGATTTCGTGGGAATGAGATTTCCGGCATCTCGAAAGGGAAGCCGGGGAACATATTGGAGCTGGTCTTGTGGGGGTGGGTCGCTCCGTACTCCAACCACCCTAGCACCTTCGGCAGATTGATGTCTGGCCCATAGGTGAGAAATGTGCCATCTACACTATGACAGCCCCATGATCGGGCTATCTCGTATCTCTTGAAGGAGTTGACCCGGCCCATGTGGACCCAGCGCCCCTCCTTGACAGCCCTCCTTGTGATTTCCTTAGCCACCGACCCGAGTTTCCACTCGGTCGTCCCGCCAATGAACAAGACCGGAGCCTCATTCGGTGGCGGAATGTTCCAAGGAGTTGACCCAACCTGCAAGACGAAGGCGGGGGTGAACCCGTGGAGGGCGATGAGGGGGCCGTAGCGGCGGTACCTCTTGAGTGTTGCCTTGTGGCACTCACCGCCCTCCGGATCGTATTCGTCAGGTGCTACGACAAACCGTGTGGTCCGAGGGAGGTTCTGAATCCAACGGTACCAGTGGTCATGCTGCCAGTTCTTCGAGAAGCAGCCGTTGTCGGCCATCACGTCCCACTCCTCGGGGAACACCACGTTCCCTTGTTTGGGGGTCGTGATGCACCCGAGCAGCAGGGCCGACATTGCGTCGTTGATCTTCCCTGTGCTGGGGTTGCCGTAGTAGATCATCTACACTCCGGCTGCTTCTCGGTACTTCCGATATGCCTCCCGCTTGGACCGCCCGTAGACGCGGACAGTCTCCGTGTGTCCGGGGAACAGTGCCGGGTACGGACAGTTCACCCATCTGCACACCCAAGCACGATCTGATCTGCGAGGAGCGGTGGTGCGAAGTAGTTGCATCAGACGCTCCGGGTCGTGCGTCGTGACCGTGCCCAGTAGACGATAGGCAGAGCGGGGAGGATCATCAGCGCCTTGCCGATTAGCTGCCCCGCCACAGCGTCAGCCGTGAGGGATGCCACACCGAAAGCGATTCCGAGGAATAGCACAGTGTCGATGACTGCACCGACGATGTTGCTCAGCACCACACCGAAAGTCCACGACCGCTTGCGAAGGGACTCGTAGATGGTGAGGTCTGCAAGTTCACTGAACAGGAAGGCAACTCCTGATGCCACTGCCAGAGCAGGGGCAATGAAGTAGGACAGGCCCGCTCCAACGAGGATGGCCCCGACCACGACCCACCGACTCGTCACTTCGGAGAGTGCGTCACGCACCCCGAGGACAAGGCCCGCTGCAAGCGTCCCCGCCGTGGCGGAGATGCCGAACACGGTGACGAACCCCCACCGGACGGTCATGGCGTTGGCAAGCCAGATCAGTCCGATGTACCCGAGAATCAGTAGTGCCTTCTTCATGCTTGGTCTCCTTGCAGTACGGTATCAAGTGTGTTGTGAATCTCATCTGAGTGGTAGCGAAGCCACGGAGAGATCCTTGTTCCCTCAGGGATAACGAGAATCACCTTCTTGCCGATGTCGTGGGCGAAGAAGATTTCCATAGCCGTGCCCCAAGAGACCTGCCAGCAGTTCGCCAAGAACACGTCGCAGGCGTAGATGTCTGCAATGTCTCCCTCAACGATCTCGTTGACAGACTCATCCTCACGCCCCCTGTAGTCCCGACGCATCGGGTCAAGGAACTCAAGGTGTGGGCGGTCGGCCATGAAGGCATCTCGCCACCCGCTAGCTCCTTCATCGGAGCAGCCGTTGATTGGTCCTGCAAGGTACACGGTGGTCATTGTGCTTCGTTCTCCCTTGCTTCCTGTCGGGCAGTTGCCCGTGCTTCTTCTTGGTCGTAGTCGGTTGGATCGTAAACGCCGTACTCGTCAAGCATCGGGGGTCTCCTGTTCCTGTTCCGCCTCTGCGGGGTTGAGAACCCGCAGCATAGCAGAGATGTCGGGGTACAGGATCTCATCCCCGTAGTGGTGGGACAGGACGTGCGTGTTGTCCTTCGCCGTCACCCCGTCACGGTAGCCGTCAATGATGAGGAACCGCTCACGGTCACCCGTGGACTTGTTGATCCGCTTCCCGAGGTAGCCCATCACATCGAAGTGATAGCCGATCCGATCCGCAAGCTGCCCTTGCAGGAGGGCGGCTTCACTGCCGTCTTTGTCCCTCGTCCCGCAGGCCACCACGACAGCCCACAGTGGGTTGGACGGATGCTTGCGGAGGTCACGGAAGTTGCGGACCACCTTCTCCAACTCACGCAGCGCCTCGCCCCAATCCTGCAACTTCATCTGCCCGGTACCGGCGATCCGGTCGATCAGACGTTGCTGCGTCTCGGTGATTGAGTCGATGCCCACGGAGCGGAACGGGTGATTGCCGGAGGCAAGCCACTTGTATGCCTGCTCCACGACGATGAAGTTCTGCACGTCCACGACCGTCACCGCATCCGGCTCTGCGCTCTCCGCAGGCGGAGGATTGCGGGGGTCCCAATGCACGATGTGCTGTGCAGTAAGACCCTGCGGGTCTTTCTGCAAATCCGCAAGGTACTCGGACCGGCCCTCCGCATCAAGGATCAGCAGAGGCTTCGGGGCGCTGTTAATCAGCCAGCTTTTGCCCGCACCGGGGTCCCCCTGGATGAACGCTGTAAGTCTGCGGCTCACAGCCCCGCCGCCTTCTTCAACGCCTTGCGGAGTTGCTTGACCTGCGGGACCGAGAGAGACAGCAATGCGAGGCGGTCCGTAGGATCTCCGTCCTTGAACACGGCAATGTGGGCACCGCCGTCTCGGCACGCCCGTCCGTGAACCTCTAGTCCTTCTTCGTAGTCGGTTTCAATCTTCACCTTTGGTCTCCTTCTTCTCTCGTTGGATGTAGAGTGCTTGCCGCACGCCCGCAAGGTCGGAACCGTCGTCGTGCATCTGGCAGATCGGGAGGAACTGACAGCGCCAAGAGCAGTCCTTCGTCGGGTGCGGTGGGGCAACGCTCTGGTGCGCTGCGGGGTCCCGCTCTAGTGCTTGGTACCCTAGCACAATCTCCGACAGGAGGGCGGCAAGTTGCGTGCGGTGGTTCTCAAGCTGCGTAGCGGACGGCGTGATCGACTCCCGACCGTAGAACGGGGGCGTAGCACGGGCCGAACGCAGCACCCTACGGAGCATGTTGTGCCGGCACTCCGCAACGGGAAGTCCGAGAACGTCCTGCACCCCGAGGGTGTAGGTGAGGAGCTGGCTTTCAATGGCGAAGGATGAATCCTTCGACAGCGAGTCAACCGTCTTCGTGTCCTCAATGATGATCCGGTCAAAGTCCGTGTCCCGCACGATGCGGTCAACGTGCATCTGCAAGAACACACGGTCCCCGTGCATCTCCCCGAACGGCAGGTCAATCTCCTTCTCCGTGACCAGGGTTTCCTCCCCCTGATCCAGGCCTTCCTCCTCAAGCCACTCCCCGTACCCGTCCAGCATCACCTGTGCAAGACGGTGGTAGTTGTCCCACTCCTTCTGAAACATCTCCGAGGAGGGGACGGGAACCCCGGCGTGAAACAGGCCTGGCTTGACGGTCGTGCCGTTGTAGTAGTGCTCAAGATCGGCGTGGACGTAGGTGCCCACGTTCGCCTTCGAGGGCTTGACCTCACCGGAGAACTCGGGCTTGGTCAGCCCAAGGAAATATCCGTTGAGCCAGGACCGCTTGCAGTCCTGCCAGTTCCTTACTTCCGAGAAACGGATGTAACGGTCTACCATTGCGGGTCCTCATCTTCTTCGGGGTACTCATCATCTTCGCACAGATCCTTGCAGAAGAACTCTCCGTGGCCTGTGTTCGGGTCTTCCAACCACAACAGCCGTTCCTTGCCACAATCGGTGCAGTGCGTGCGGGGGTCAGACACGGGACTCCTCCACGGCAACGAGCGACAGCAGATCCACGGCGAAATCCCGCAGCTCCTTGGCGCTCTGGAACACGACGGTCACGGACGGCTCATTCGGGCCACCCTTGCCACGGCCCGCATAGGACCGCAGGTAGTAGAGGTTCGCGTCCCCGCCTCCCTGCTCCTCAATGACACGGTACGCCTCAACGGTGGCGTTCTTACTGATCTCCTGGTGCCGTACTCTCACGGGGAACCTCTCTCGGTTGGTGGTCTGGATCTTGGACGATCTGCTGGAAGATC